CATTGGAGACAGCGAGGGAGATGCAAATCCAGCATCTTTTAAGTATGGCTCGCAAGCCTGGCTGGATAGCTTATGCCAAGGCAAGGTCAGAGGAACTTGAGAAAGAAGACTTGTTTAAAGGTATCACCGATGAAGTGCGTAAGCGCTTAAAGGAGAAATCATGAACACGAAATTGAATCAAGCATTTGCTGAATTGGACTATGAACAGTCGCCTGAAGAAATCCAGCGCGTCATTGATGTTTTAAACGCTACAGAAAAAGCGTGGTTAAACATGACCCAATCTGACTACGACAGGTTGATTTGGGATGACGAGCGCCTAGCCATTCAGCGTGTTGAGTTTGAAATGAATGGGGTGGATGAATGACACAAGATGAAATCATTGAGATGGCTAGACAAGTTGGAATAATTTTTCATGGACTTGGGAATACACCCGAAGAATTTGAAGCCTTTGCCAAACTGGTAGCAGCTAAAGAACGTGAGGAGTGTGCAAAGGTCTGTGAAACGCTTGAGCTACCAGAATGGCCTAATAAGATTCGCCAACCTTTAGCCCAAGCAATCCGAGCACGAGGTGAAGCATGACACAAGACATCATTGAGATGGCTAGACAGGCTGGTTTTAGACACCCCAATCCGCATGATGGGTATATGGGCCTTGCATTTGACCGTAGAGATGGAACAGATACAGGCCCAAGTCTTGAAGCCTTTGCCAAACTGGTAGCGGCTAAAGAGCGTGAGGCGTTAAGAGAGCGCTTTCAAATAGTTACAGCCGCAGAAACACGCGCTGCAATTTTAAATGAGCGTGAGGCGTGTGAGTCGATAGAGTATGACTTAGCAAAATCGCCTGCAATGTTTGCAACGATGGCTGAATATAAATCTTATCGTGATGGCGTTGAAAAATATCGCGCAGCAATCCGAGCAAGAGGCGAAGCATGACCCTGCCGTTTGACATTTGCCGCTGTAACGGGTGGCGTGATGAAACAAATAAGCTGGTTACACCTTGTGCAACTTGCCGCAGAGTTTTAGAACAACAACCAAGCGGTGAGATAACGCCTTGGTTTACTGAGCCGCCGTTAAAAAATGGTCAATGTGAGTACGTTGTACACATACAGTGATACAAAACTTATAAATTTGTACATACAGGTGTTACATGATTGAAAATGTTGCAGGAATCATTGTTTTGTTTGGATTAGGCGCTTTTGCAGTGTTTTTGGTCATAGCCATCATCATTTACATGAGCATTGAAGAATGAGATACGCTGCGCGGGTAGACGCAAACCAAGAACAAATCGTTAGTGCTTTACGCGCTGCTGGCGCTTATGTTTGGATTATTGGGCTACCTGTTGACCTTTTAGTGGGTTACAAGGGGCATACATTCCTGATGGAAGTCAAAGATGGCCCTAAAAAGCGTTTAACGAAGCTACAAGAGGGTTTTTTTGAAGGTTGGACTGGTAGTACCCTTTGCAGGATTGATGGCCCTGAAGCGGCTTTACGAATGATCGGTGTGGTTAAGTGAGATACGACCTTGACAACCCACAACAAGCCACAGCGTTAATGCTGAATCTTTGGCCTAAAGTTAAAGAGGCGTTATCTGCTGGTCAAAAGATGACGATAGAGATCAAGCCTGCGAGTAAAAGCAGAGATCAAGAGCGCAAATATCACGCAATTCTGAGAGACATTGCCGAGCAGTCTCAACACATGGGGTCGGTTTGGGATGCAGAAGATTGGAAAAGGCTATTGGTTTGGCAGTATTGCAAGGAAAAAGCAATAGATTCTGGCAAGGTTGTGCCAAGTTTAGACATGACGGGCGTAGTCCAACTTGGACAGCAGACCCGCAAGTTCACTAAAGAGCAAGCAAGTGAGTTTGTGGACTATCTGAACGCTTGGTGTGCCGAACATGGAGTAGAGACAAATGAAAAAGCGTTGTAAGCGCAAGGTTTGGTCAACAGCGATCAACCCAATTCTTCATGCTATCTCAGGTGCATCTATTGCTGACAAGGAATCCTTGGACAAACTGAGGCTTTGTGAGCTATCAGCCATTGACGCAATGACCAAGGGCATGGGAACGACAGAAGATTGGCGTTGGTTGGCAGACATCATCAACATTGCCGAAACAATGGGAAAGTCAGGGATTGGTCCTGAAGTTTTGCCATATTGCCAAGAAGCCCAGATTGCCATGTTGGAATCTGCCAAAAGGTATCAGGAAACCAAGAAGATGGGCTTATCAGGGACAGGAATCAAAGCAATTAAGGATGTGTGGGAGTTTCACGACCTTCAGAGGACAAGTATCCCAAGGTCGGAATACGAGAAGATGATCACAAAGACAGCCAATCACATCAAGAGCAAGGGCAAGAACGTGGTGGAGATCACATGATGATTCCTAAGTTCAACTACTTCCGTAGCAAAGCCCACCTAAAGAACGTAGCAAGCCTAGCCTGTCAGAACTGTGGGATTGAAGGACAGACACAAGCAGCACACTCAAACTGGGCAGAGCATGGGAAGGGAAGAGGAATTAAGGCAAGTGACGAGTTCGTAGCCGCTTTATGTCAGACTTGCCATGCTGAACTAGACCAAGGCCAACATCTGAGCAAGGAACAGAGAAGGCAAATGTGGGAAGCAGCGTTTGAGAGAACTAAAGAAAAACTGAGAGAAGAGAACAAGTGGATTTCGTAGAAGCCGTTAAGCCAGCAATCGAGGATGTTGAAGTAAGGAATTTTCTGGCTTTCTGCCTTACGCTAGAACGACCAAATCGAGGCTTCTACACTTAATGAAAAAGCATTAGTCTCGGAGAAGCTATCTCTACTGTTCTCATAGGTAAGGTAAGAGATAGTAGAAGGATAGATAGAGAGACTATTTGCATGACTAAAGAAATGACAGAAAATAGACAAACCGCATAAATAGACGCTTAGAACACTTTTCGAAGACAATCTGCATTTATACGCGCACGCGCACAAAGGAACAAGATGGCAAACGCACTTCATCCGCTAGACCGCCCAAAGATGGGAAGGCCGATGCTTTATCCGCTGACAAATCCATGCTGGCAAAGGATTGTTGATGGCATCAGCGCGGGTAAGAGCCTAACGTCAGTCTTGAAGGAAGATGGGATGCCAAGCTATCGGTTGGCTAGGAACATGATCTCGGACAACGCTGAGTTTCGCGCCATGTATGAGAAGGCGGTAGAGGACAGGGCAGACAAGCTAGCAGAGGAGATCATCGAGCTATCAGACGCAGAGATGCCTGAAGGATTGAAAGGACCAGAGGCTAGTGCTTGGGTACAACAGAAGAGACTCCAAGTGGATGCCAGGAAGTGGGTAGCAAGTAAGTTGAAGCCAAGGACATATGGCGATAAGATAGATGTAAGCGTTACAGATGCGCGTATAAGCGTCATTGATGCGATCACCGAGGCTCAATCGAGGGTAACATTCGACAAGTCAGCAGCCACAGATGTCACGCCCAAAGACCCAGACTGACCAGTTGCCCCGCCAAATCCTGCCGAGGGGGAGGGGGGAGGGCCGAGAGGGAAAGGTCACAGTAACGGTGGACTCACGAACAATTTTTTATTTTTTTCCTTATGCCTAAAAATTCGCTAACCCCATCAGGTCAAAACGAACTTGGAGCCGCCTTTGGCTATTACCCGCAATTACGCAGGAATAGGACTGTGCAAGACCCTATAGGTGCTACTGAAGTGCCTTTACAGATGCTTAGGGGTAGGGTGGCGGGTACGTTGGGATTGCCGTCTGATGTGTTGAATGTGGTCAGAAGCCCTATGCCGATGGAGATGTTTGGGGATGTTGATTACAGTCAGCAGAAACTTCTACCTTATGGGACTAGCCAGTTATTGAAAGAATTGCCACTAGCGCCTACTTCTAGGGTTGGTGAGGTAGCGGGGGAAATTGGTTCGGTTGCGCCGATGACGCCTGCGGAAGCATTGAAGGCTGCGAGACTTGCTAGACAGGCGGCGTTAGCGGGGGATAAGGCTGTGATGGCTGTGGGTAAGGCAGGGGAGAGATATGCGGAGAGGGTTGTTCCGCAGGTTATGGCGCGTGGTGGGATGCCTGCTCAGTTGCTTGGTGACTTGAGCCAAGGGTCGCGTAGACAGATTTTTATTGGTCAAAAATCAAAGAGTTGGAATAAGGGCGCTGAAGAACTTGCTTTAAAGATGGAAAAGGCAGGGAATACGCCAGAAGACATTTGGATGGCTACGGGAACTTTCCGTGGTCCAGAAGGTAAGTTGCGTCAAGAGATTAGCGACACGGGTGCAAAGTTGACATTGGGTCAGGGCAAGCCTGATGCCTATGGCGCTATTGAAGCTAAGACATTTGAGGGTGCGTTGGAGCATCCTAGATTGCAACAAGCCTATCCTGAGTTAAATGAGGTTAAGTTCCAACATTGGCCTAAAGAAGAATATCAAGGCGCTACTTTTGACCCTAATGACAACGTAATCACAATGGGTCAAAAAGCGATGGAGCCTGAAAGGGGTGTGGCTTTGCATGAGTTGCAACACGCTATCCAACGAAAAGAAGGCTTTGCTAAAGGTGGAAGCCCGTCTACTGTTTTGAATGATTGGTACGCAGGCATTAATAGCGAATTGAGTTCGTTGTCTAAGCAAATGGATGCGTTGCCTGAATTTGAGAGAAAGTTTAATAAAGCCAAACAAGCTCAATACGATGTGCTTCGCACAAAATATGATGACTTGATGAACCAAAAGTTGTATGAGCCACCAGATGCAGATGAGGCTTACCGCAGATTGGCGGGTGAGGCTGAAGCTAGAGCAGTTCAAAAACGCATGAACTACAGCGATGTGCAAAGGCGAGTTATCTATCCTTACGAATCTTATGACGTTGCGCCCAATAATTTAATTATTAAGAAAACTGACGGAATAGCGGAATCAACTAACGGATTGCGTGAAAGCCGCAATAATGCTCAAAGCATTGTTAGAGAAGGCAATCCAATTCAAAGTGCTGTAGTTTTAATTGGCGACAAAATATTTACTGGTCGCACTCATGGTGATGCTCTTAATAGGGCAATTTATGAGGGTGTTGTAAGAAAAGAAGGAGGGAAATACATTTATCCCAAAGGCGCTGAAGTTGACAGCGATCTTTTTATGACTAAAGACGGTCAGATAATTGATCGACTTCAAGCGTCTAAGATGTTTGACATTGGCGCTTCAGAAACTGCAATCAAAGAAGGTTTAATGCAAAACAAGCCTCCAAGTTCTATGAGCATAGATGCTTACATGAAACAAGCAGAAGAAATTAAAAATAAACTTCGTCAAGGTCGTTAATGCAAACTCCAATCTATAAATCCGAAGAAGAACAAAAGCTAATGGTAGAACTGTGGTCGCCTGCAATTGCAGATGACCCTGAAGCCTTTGTTCTCTTTGCCTTTCCTTGGGGACAGAAAAACACACCTTTGGCTAACTTCAGCGGTCCAAGAAAGTGGCAAAGAGAAGTTCTGAGGGAGATCACGGCTCACATTAAACGGCAAAAAGGGTTGATCAACTACGAAACCATCCGCATGGCTGTCTCATCTGGTCGCGGTATCGGTAAGTCTGCTTTGGTTTCTTGGCTCATTCTTTGGATGCTGACCACAAGAATCGGCGGCTCGGTTGTGGTTTCTGCCAACAGCGAGAACCAATTGCGCTCGGTCACATGGGCTGAATTGACAAAATGGGCAGCAATGCTCATCAATTCGCATTGGTGGGAGATTTCAGCGACAAAGTTAATCCCCGCACAATGGCTAACTGAGCTAGTAGAGCGTGATCTGAAGAAGGGAACGCGTTACTGGTCGTGTGAAGGTAAGTTGTGGAGCGCTGAAAACCCCGATTCTTACGCTGGTGTCCACAACCAAGACGGCATGATGCTTATTTTTGATGAATCTAGCGGTATTCCTAACCCAATCTGGGAAGTGGGCGCAGGCTTCTTTACAGAAAACAGCCCTGATCGCTATTGGTTTGCGTTTTCCAACCCCCGTAGGAACGAAGGCTACTTCTTTGAGTGCTTTCACGCCAAACGGGACTTCTGGACATCAAAAATCGTTGACGCTCGGACTGTTGAGGACACAGACAAGTCAATTTATGAGCAAATCATTGCTGAATATGGCGAAGACTCAAGCCAAGCCAAGGTTGAGGTCTACGGAGAGTTCCCATCTGCGGGTGAAGACCAGTTTATTTCTCCAATGATCGTGGATGACGCTATGAAACGCCCCAAATGGAAAGACCTAACCGCACCAATAGTGGTGGGGGTTGACCCTGCAAGGGGTGGCGCTGACTCTACGGTCATTGCTGTCAGACAAGGGCGAGATATTGTGGCGATCAAGCGATATAAGGGCGAAGACACAATGGAGATTGTGGGTCGCGTCATTGATGCCATTGAAGAATTTAAACCTACCCTAACGGTCATTGATGAGGGTGGTTTGGGTTACGGAATATTAGACCGATTGAACGAACAGCGGTACAAAGTGAGAGGCGTAAACTTTGGAAACAAGGCAAAACAGCCACAAGCCTTTGGAAATAAACGCGCTGAGATGTGGAATGATATGAGGAATTGGCTAAAATCTGCTAGTATTCCGCAAGACAGACAGTTGAGGGCAGACCTGACAGGTCCGACAAAGAAGCCCAACTCGTCAGGAACTATATTTTTGGAAGGCAAAAAAGAGATGAAAGCTCGCGGCTTGGCTTCTCCTGACGCAGCGGATGCTATCGCTGTGACGTTTGCTTTCCCTGTGGCGCATCGTTCGTACACAGAAGTGGCTCGGCGCATTGTGACTGAACGCAGTGCGGTATCTAGTGGTTGGATGGGGGCTTGACATGGCAACAAAGAAGAATGTTTCACTATCCGTTGGTCGTGGCGAGAAATTGCCAGTATCAAAAGGCGCTGGTCTAACTGCCAAAGGGCGCGAGAAATACAATGCCGCTACTGGCTCAAACTTGAAAGCGCCAGCACCTAACCCTAAAACCAAGGCAGACCAAGGTCGCAAGGATTCATTTTGTGCAAGGATGGGCGCAGTAGCCGCTAACGCCAAAGACGGTGAACGCGCAAAAGCAGCCCTTAAACGATGGAAGTGTTAAATCATGGCTACTAAACAAGGCTTGTATGAGAATATTCACCGAAAGCAAGAGCGCATCAAGGCTGGCTCTGGCGAAAAGATGAGAAAGCCAGGCACTGCTGGCGCTCCTACCGCCAAAGCATTTAAAGAATCTGCCAAAACAGCAAAGAAGAAATAACATGGCAAATACCAAACCGATTGGCGTTGCATACGAAGACCAAAACATCATCAACGCTGATATTGTTAAGGCTACCGACATTGCTTGTACTGGCACGATTGGATATTCGGCTAGTGCTTTTGGAACGGTAACTCAAGGCAACAATAAAAACACAGCGGTAACACTTAACACGCCGTCTGGACAAATTACCACTGCATCATCACAACTAGCCCCCAACGCTAGCGGAGTTTTTGTGGTTAATTGCAGCACAGTCAGCAACAGAGATGTGGTGGTGGTTAGCGTAGCTTCTGGCGGCACTTTGGGCGCGTATAACGCTTTTATTTCGGCCATTAGTGATGGTTCGTTTACCATTGAAATTAAAAACGTCACGAACAACGCCTATTCTGAAGCAATTAAGTTGAATTACGCTATTTTCCACACGGAGAGTTAATATGCCGCTAAAAAAATCCACAAGCAAAGAGGCGTTTAAGTCGAATGTGAAAGCTGAGATCAAGGCTGGCAAACCTGTCAAGCAAGCCGTTGCTATTGCCTACAACGTAAAACGCGAAGCCGCTGCCAAGAAAAAATAAAATGCCACAGATAGCAAATAGGTTAGCGCCTAACCCATCAAATGCGCTTGCAAGTCAAGTGGGCGCGTATATTGGCTATCCAATGCTTGCCGCACAAGTTGCTCGTACACGCATGGCTAAAGCGCCAGATGACGAAGCATTGTTCCAAAACTGGATTCGTGGCACAGATTGGTTTAAAGAATTTAAAAACCAATACAACGAAGAACCTGATCTGAACACCAAAGACTATGATTACAGGGCGGCTTGGAAGGCGGGAATAATGCCTGAACGCGACCCCTATGATAAAAACCGTTTTCATTGGCCTTCATCGTTGCCAGATGGTCAGATGCTTAAATCCGCAAACCATCCAACTGCATGGAAAGAATATTTCATGCGAGACACTGGGATAAATCCAGATGCGTTAAATTTAAAATCGGCTGAAGATGCGGCTAATTTTTTAAAGAACAAAAAATGACCCTTAAAGCACTAAAAGACTGCGTTATCATTGAGCGCGATGTAGAAAAGCATGAGTTATTTGTGCTTCCCGTTGGCGACCCAATGGAAACAGGCGTTGTCGTAGCCATTGGCCCAGATTGCAAAGACATCAAAGTGGGCGACCATCTGTATTTTGGCGTTGCACAAGAATTTAAACATGAGAACAAGCAATATCTTGTTATGCGTGAGCCTCATGTAACTGGAGTTTTAGAACATGGCTGATTACACAGGAATTGCCGCCGCAGGTGCGGTATCTAACGGTGGCGGCAAAGCCAATAGTTCATCCGATGTCTTGGCAACAGCGCGTAGCCGCCTAGACCAAGCAATCTCTGCTCTATCCGAAAGCCGTGAAGACGAAATTGACGATCTGCGCTTCTACGCTGGTTCACCAGACAACCAATGGCAATGGCCTGCTGACGTTTTAGCCACTCGCGGTGCAGTTCAAGGTCAAACCATCAACGCTAGACCTTGTTTAACCATTAACAAGCTGCCCCAACACGTTCGTCAAGTGACGAATGACCAACGGCAGAACCGACCAGGCGCTAAAGTCATTCCCGTTGACGATAATGCTGACGTTGAAGTTGCCGACATTTACAACGGCATGATTCGCCACATTGAATACATCTCTGATGCGGATGTGGCTTACGATACAGCCTGCGAAAACCAAGTGGCTTATGGCGAAGGCTATATCCGCATCCTGACTGAGTATTGCGACCCCAATTCTTTCAATCAAGACATCAAGATTGGTCGGATTCGTAATTCTTTCTCGGTCTACATGGACCCGCTGATTCAAGACCCAACTGGCGCAGACGCTAAGTGGTGCTTTATTACTGAGGACATCCCCAAAGCACAGTATGAGCGTGAATATCCCAATTCAGCGCCTATTTCCACTTTGCAATCCTTGGGCGTGGGTGATCAGTCAATCAGTAACTGGTTAAATGAAAACACCATCCGTATCGCTGATTACTACTACGTTGACTACGAAAAGCGCACATTGAACCTGTACCCAGGCAACATTACCGCCTTTGAAGGGACAATGGAAGACAAGCAACTCAAAGTCTTGTACGGAAAACCTAAGAACAAGCGTATTGTTCAAGACCCCAAAGTCAAATACTGCAAGATCAACGGATATGAAATCCTTGAAGAAGCAGAATGGGCGGGTAAGTGGATTCCTGTCGTTCGTATCGTAGGAAACGAATTTGAAGTTGACGGTCGTTTGTACGTTTCGGGTTTGGTGCGTAACGCCAAAGATGCCCAACGTATGTACAACTACTGGGTTTCTCAAGAAGCAGAGATGCTGGCGCTTGCTCCTAAAGCTCCGTTCATTGGTTATGGCGGTCAGTTTGAAGGATATGAAGACAAGTGGAAGACAGCCAACACCAATAACTGGCCTTACCTAGAAGTAAACCCTGACGTTACCGATGGTCAAGGCGCTGTGCTGCCACTTCCTGCAAGGGCGCAACCACCAATGGCTTCTAGCGGTCTGCTTCAAGCCAAGGCTGGTGCATCGGAAGACATCAAATCTACAACGGGTCAATACAACGCCTCGTTGGGCATGGGGTCAAATGAGCGTTCTGGTAGAGCTATCCTTGCGCGTCAGCGTGAAGGTGACGTAGGAACATACCATTATGGTGACAACTTAGCCCGTGGCGTTCGTCACATTGCCCGTCAGTTGATTGACTTGATTCCCAAAATCTACGACACAGAGCGCATTGCCCGTGTTATCGGAGAAGATGGCGAAACAAAGATGGCAAAGATCAACCCTGACCAACAAGAGCCAGTTAAGAAAATTGTGGATGAAATGGGCGTTGTGATTGAGAAAATCTACAACCCTAGCGTTGGTAAATACGATGTCGTGGCTACCACAGGCCCAGGCTACGCTACTAAACGCCAAGAAGCATTGGAAGCTATGGCTCAACTGCTTCAGGGTAATCCCCAACTGTGGACTGTGGCGGGTGATCTGTTTGTCAAGAACATGGATTGGCCTGGCGCACAAGAAATGGCTGAACGCTTTAAAAAGACGATTGACCCGCAGATTCTTGCCAGCAACGACAAGTCTCCTGAACTGCAAGCGGCTGAACAACAAATTCAGGCGATGGGTCAAGAGATGGAAGCCATGCACAACATGATTAACAATGTTGGCAAGTCCATTGAGGTTCAGGAAATGCAACGCAAAGACTTTGAGGCTCAAGTCAAGGCGTTTGATGCTGAAACCAAACGTCTAACCGCTGTCCAAGCTAGTATGTCTCCAGAACAAATCCAAGAAATTGTCTTGGGTACGGTTCACGGAATGATCACTTCGGGTGATTTGATGGCAGAAATGCCAGGCCAAGACATAGATATTGGCCCAGAAATGATGCCTGAACAAATGCAAGAAATGCCTCAAGAAATGCAACAAATGCCACCTGAAGGAATTTCACAATGAACGCTTCTCAACTTATAGGTCTGCTTTTTTTGGGTCGTAACGTGGCTCATTCTGTTCACTTGAACACCCGCAGTTACAGCAAACACAAGGCATTAGGTCACTTCTATGAAGATGTGATTGAATTGGCTGACAAGTTTGCTGAAGCCTACCAAGGCCGTCACGGTTTGGTCGGCGCTATTGCAATCCCTGCGACCAAGAAAACAGCCAACATTATTGATTTTCTTCAAGGTCAGATTGATGAGATTGAAAAGGGGCGTTACGATGTTTGTGAAAAGACAGACACCCCAATTCAAAACATTATTGATGAAATTGTTGGCTTGTACCTGTCCACCCTGTACAAATTAAGGTTCTTAGCATGACCGTAGTTGTAACCCACACTACACCCGCCGATGGTTCGTTTAGTGCTACTGGCGCTGCGGCGTGGAACGCTGACCATGCGCTGTCAGGCGTGGGGACAATGGCTGAACAGAATAAAACATCTGTAGACATTGAAGGTGGCACGATTGACAACACTACAGTAGGAGCTACAACCCCTGCTGCTGGTACGTTTACTACGTTGACTGCTACTGGTCAGACATCTTTGGGTGGTGTTGCTGATGTTGAATCGTTGCGAGTTAGCGCATCTGGCGGCGGTTCGGGAAGCAACAATTATGTTAATATTTTTGGCACATTTGGCTCATCCAACCCCTTAATTGCATCTGGCGGCACTGGTGCAAACGCTGGTTTGGCTTTTCGAATAAAAGGAACAGGGGCTTATACTTTTGGAACTGGTGGTTCATCCACTAACATTCAATTTCAAGTAGCCAACACAGCCTCTGCTGTGAACTACGTACAGGTTACTGGTAACGCAACAACAGGCACTCCAATTATTTCAGGGCAAGGAAGTGATACAAACGTCAACCTTGGTTTTGTATCCAAAGGCTCTGGTGAGATTCGTTTTGCATCTAATGCAAGCGGCTCAAATATTAACTTTAGGGTGTTACATACAACGTCTTCTGCTGTAAATTACGGAACAGTTACTGGTGCTGCTGCTGGCTCTGCTCCTGTATTTGGAGTTGCTGGCTCAGACACAAACATAGACCTAACCCTGACACCAAAGGGAACAGGTACAGTTAGAACTTCAGGAACAGGAATTCAACTTGTAGGCGCTACATCTGGCTACGTAGGCTTAAAAGGTGCTGCTGTAGCGGGTTCAACAACTTACACACTTCCTGCCGCAGACGGTACAAGCGGACAAGTTTTATCTACAAACGGTTCAGGGGTAATGTCTTGGGCTACTGCAAGTGGTGGTGGTGCATTAGCGAAGCAAACCAATGTGTTTGATGAAGCAAGTAGTGCAACCTACACAGCTCCAGCCAATACTCAATGGGTAAAAATCACCGCAGTAGGTTCTGGTGGAAACACAACTGGTGTAGTAGGCCGAAGATGTACTGGTGCTAGTTCTGGTGGTGTAGCAATTAAATGGCTTGCTATGACTGCTGGACAAACTTTGACATACAACTTACCCGCTGGCGGTGCAGCAACCGTATCCTCTGGTACGCTAACAATTGACACAATTACTGCCGCAAGAGGTTCTGACGGCATTACAACGGCTTATGCAAACTCATCAACATCTGGCCCTGCTGGTGGTACAGCTACTGGTGGCGATATAAATATTGGTGGCGGTCAAGGTGGTAATTCTTACGGGTCTTCAACAACCACAGCAACTAATTTCTCTGGTGCTGGTGGAGATTGCCCAGGCTTTGGCACTGGTGGAGGTGCTTTTGGGGCAACAACCGCTATTGGTCAAGATGGATCAGGGCGTGGTAGCGGAGCTAGTGGATCACACAATTCAGCTACTAATGCCTTTGGAAGACAGGGTATTATAATTTTTGAGGCTTATTAAGGAAACATAAACATGGCATTTTTAAAATCAACAGACACAAACTTTGGCATCCCAGTAACTTACTGGAATATTGGTGCAGTCCAAGAAGACTTCAAAGGTCAAGGCACTAGTATTACTTTTTATGGTTACGTTTCTAAAGAGGCTCGATTTGAAGGTAAACAACCTATTAGCGTAATCCAGATTCAGATTGCTGGTGACGAATACGTTGCTGGTGCTGATCGTGCTGCCTTGTACGCAATCATTAAGCAAAAGCCTGAGTTTGAAGGCGCAGAAGACGCATGAACCCGTTTTTTGGCGGTTCTTTCTTTAGTGGTGGGTTTTTTCAGTCTATTGTTGTGTACGCAGACCAATTGGTGGTTAAAATTCGGTCATTCACCGAACGAAGGAGATTTTGATGGCTATTAACTTAAAAGCAGTTACCTCAACCTTGGGTTATCAGCAGATAACCAGCTTGAGCGCATCTACTGCCCTGACTGTCCCGCAAAAAGATTTAAACGGTTTGGCTGGAACTCCTCGTATCGCAATCATTACCCCTGAAACACAAGGTGTGCGTTGGCGTGATGACGGTGTTGCTCCTACCGCAACCGTTGGTATGCCATTGGCTGCTGGCGTTACTTTGCAGTATGACGGTGATCTTTCACAAATCCGATTTATTGAGCAGACTGCAAGCGCAAAGCTCAACGTCACTTACTACTCATAAGAGGCCAAAATGAACATCTCTAACGATACGCCAGCAATGAATTACGTTGAGTATTTCACCAAGCAATTGCCTGTTGACCTAGCTAATATGGCGGCTTTGCGTGACGAATTGGCTGTGCGCCAAGGTGCTTTATCAGCCGCGCAAGATGCGTTGGCAGATCGTACCGCCGCCGCCGCACAATTAAAAGCCGCGCAAGATGAAGCCGCCGCTATCTTGGCAGACGCAAAAGCAGAAGCTGATGCCGCTAAGACTAAAACAGCAGAAGTCAAAGCCCGTGAAAAAGCCTTGGATGACCAACTAAAAGCGTTTGGTGCATCTAGCGCAGAACGTGAAGCTATCTTGGCAAGTCGGGAAAAAACCGCTGATGCGCGTGATGCCGCAGCAGAGAAAACCCAAGCTAACCTAACCGCATTGGCGGCTAAGTTGGCGGCAGACCAATCTGCACTTGATGAACGTGTTAAAACTTTCCAAGACAAAGTTGCCGCATTGAGTGCATAATGCACAAAAAACTGTACTGGTGCAGAACATCAGGGAATCTTAGTATTCAAAAATGACTGAAGAAGTCCAAAACCTAGCGGAAGTTGACTCCGCGCCATCTCCTGAAGTGACGACCACTCCTGAGAATGTAGAACAAAAGTCGGTAATTGCTGATGAAAGCACCGAACAGCCTGTTGAGGAAAAGAAGTACTCACAAGCTGATATTGATGCAATGATTGGCAAACGCCTCGCAAGAGAGCAACGAAAGTGGGAACGTGAACAAGCGCAACGATCTGTTGAAAGACAAGTCGTGCCAAGTGAGATTCCAACGCCAGACCAGTTTCAATCTCCTAATGACTATGCGGAATTCATCCGTTTAGAGGCAGAGAAATTAGTCCAGCAACGGGAAGCCGCAAAGCAACAGTCGCAAGTTCTAGAAAGCTATCAAGAGCGTGAAGAGATGGCGCGGGATAAATATGATGACTTTGAACAAGTCGCATATAACCCCAACCTACCAATCACAAACGTGATGGCAGAGACGATTCAACATTCAGAAATTGGCCCTGAGTTAGCTTACTATCTCGGAACCAACCCAAAGGATGCGGAACGTATTTCTCGTTTATCGCCTTTCATGCAAGCAAAAGAGATTGGCAAGATTGAGGCTAAGTTAGCCGATAACCCGCCAGTTAAAAAAACGACTTCTGCGCCAGCACCGATTTCGCCTGTTACAGCAAGAACTACTGGTTCACCAGCCTTAGACACTACGGACCCGCGCTCTATCAAGAGCATGACAACTTCGCAGTGGATTGAAGCTGAACGCTTACGACAGACAAAGAAGTGGGAAGCGCAGCGCAACCGCTAATTTTTTTAAAGGACCAAAATGTCTAATAGCATCTTAACCATTGACATGATCACCCGTAAGGCTCTCGAAATTCTTGAGAACAATCTGGTGATCACCCGTAACGTGAACCGCCAGTACGATGACAGCTTTGCTGTTGAAGGCGCAAAAATCGGTTCTACATTGCGTATCCGTTTGCCCGACCGCGCTCTGGTAACTGACGGTGCAGCCTTGCAAGTGCAAGATGACAACGAACAGTTCACCACTTTGAGCGTTGCTTCTCAAAAGCACATCGGCGTGAACTTCACATCTGCTGAATTGACCATGCAATTGGATGATTTCGCAGAGCGTGTGTTGAAGCCTCGTATTAGCCAATTGGCATCTAGCATTGATGCTGACGTTGCTAACTGCTTTAAGAGCATTGGTAACACCGTTGGTACACCTGGCACTACACCAGCCACTTCTTTGGTTCTGTTGCAAGCTCAACAAAAACTGAACGAAAACGCTGCCGTGATGTCTCCCCGTTACGCAACTGTGAACCCTGCCGCTAACGCTGGCTTGGTTGAAGGCATGAAAGGTCTGTTCAACCCAACAGACACTATCAGCAAGCAGTTCAAGAACGGCATGATGGGTGTGGGCGTGTTGGGCTTTGAAGAAGTCAATATGTCTCAGTCTATCAAGCAGTTCACTACTGGCTCACGCACCGCTACTGGCGGTACTTTGTCAGCCGCTGTGACTACTGAAGGCGCAACTACTATCGCTATTACTGGCGCTGGTGCTAACGCAACCGTGAAGATTGGCGATGTGTTTACCGTTGCTGATTGCTACGCTGTGAACCCACAAACCCGTGAATCTACTGGTTCGTTGTTCCAGTTCGTGGCTACTGCTGATGTGACCTTGAGTGGTGCTGGCGCTGGTAACGTGACTGTTGCTGCTATGTACTCTGCTGGCAATGCTTTGGCTACTGTGGATGTTTTGCCACAAAACGGTAAGGCTGTTGTGTTCGTTGGTACAGCATCTACTCAGTACCCACAAAACTTGGTGTACCACAAAGATGCGATCACCTTCGCTACTGCCGACTTGCTGTTGCCACAAGGCGTGGACATGGCTTCTCGCGCTGTTCACAACGGTATCAGCTTGCGTGTTGTGCGTCAGTACGACATCAACAACGACCGTCTGCCTTGCCGTATTGACGTTCTCTACGGCTTCAGCACTATTCGCCCACAAATGGCTTGCCGCCTCTGGGGTTAATTGAAATGGGGCTTCGGCCCCGTTCTTTGTTTCATCTTTTTTAAGGAAATTTATCATGGCACTCCCAAACGGCGCAGGCGGCTATCAAGTCGGTGCAGGCAATCGTCAAGAAACTCTCTTGGGCGCAATGGCTGCTCCTCAAACAGCTACTGCTACAGCAACCCTGACAGCAGCACAAATCACTAATCAGATGTTGGTGGCTAACCCTTCCACTTCTGCTGCAACTTACACATTGCCTCTAGGCACTGCAATTGACGATGCTGTTCCTAACGCTACTGTTGGTAGCACTTTTGACTTGTCAATCGTGAACATTGGCACTAGCTCTGGCGCAGTGACTTTGGCAGTTAACACTGGTGTGACCGATGGCGGCAACGCTTTGGTTGCTATCGCTGTGACAACTAGCCAGTTGTTCCGCTTCCGTAAAACTGGTGACGGTACTTACGTTGTGTATCGTCTCGGCTAAACCTAAATGGGGGCTTCGGCTCCCATTTTTAAAGGAACCATCATGCCTAATACAAAACCTGTAGGCGTTGCGTTTAGCGACCCTGAACTTACCTCTGGAACAACAATCACTGGCGCAATCATTGACAGCACGTCAAAAGTTTTGTCCAACATTGCCAACGGTTTTACCGCATCTCAACAAGGTGCGACTATTGCCACTACCAGCAACAGCGATGTTTTCGTCATTGCTCCTGCGGCGGGGGTGTTGACTTCTGCTGTGTTTTCGGGTGTAGACGCGCTGGCTGCAAGCGATACCAACTACATTACGTTTTCCATTACCAATCTTGGGACTACGGGTTCTGGCACTGCCGTTATGCTGGCGGCTACCGATGCCAATACAACCAAGACTACTGGTGGAACTGCGTTAACGGCTAACGCCGCACGTACGCTATCTATCAACGGTACTGCTGCCAATTTGGTGGTGGCTGCTGGTGATCGTCTGCGTATTCGTGCAGCCGCTTCTGGCACACTTGCTAACACGGTGACGTTCCCCGTCTATCGTCTTAACTTCAGCGTTGCGTAAACTAAACGGGGCTTCGGCCCTGTTTTAAAGGATTCTCATGAGTGTGATTTACATGAAGCACGAAGTTCATGGTGCTAAAGTAGCCACTATGGAACTTGAAGCCATTGCTGATGAGGCAAATGGATGGGTGCGCTATACTCTAGATACACCTGTTAAGGAGGTGGCTCCTATCAACGTGCTGGAAGTCAAACGCCGTAGAAAAGTGACTACTGAAGAGGTCTAAGCATGGCTACATATACAGCGGGTGACCAGATCAATCGAGCCTTGCGTCTGTTAGGTGTTCTTGCTGAGGGGGAGACTCCATCTGCCTCTATGTCGCAAGATGCGCTAATGTCCTTGAATCAGATGATTGATTCGTGGAATACAGAACGCCTTTCCGTATTTTGTACCCAAGACCAAACTTTTACTTGGCCTGCTGGTGAATACATCCGCACCCTTGGCCCGTCAGGTAACTTTGTGGGCTTACGCCCTGTCTTGTTAGATGAGGCGACTTACTACCGCGACCCAAGCACTAACGTGTCTTATGGCATTAAGTTCATCAACCAACAGCAATACAACGGCATTGCGGTCAAAACAGTCACTAGCACTTATCCGCAAGTAATCTTTGTGAACATGGGGTATCCAGACGTAACAATGTCTATTTACCCCCGCCCAACACGGGCCTTGGAATGGCACTTTATTAGTGTCCAAGAGTTAAGTCAACCAGCCACTTTGGTGACTGAGATTCTTTTCCCGCCTGGCTATCTGAGAGCGTTTACCTACAACCTAGCAATGGAAATTGCGCCTGAGTACGGCATTGAGCCAAGCCCGCAAGTTCAGCGCATTGCTATGACATCCAAGCGCAATCTCAAGCGCATCAACAACCCTGATGATGTGATGTCCATGCCTTACGCAATTGTGGCAACCCGTCAGCGTTTTAACATTTACGCTGGTAACTATTAATGGATTCTCCAATCCTTGGTTCTTCCTATGTGGCTCGTAGCGTTAACGCTGCGGACAACCGCATGGTTAATTTGTTTCCAGAGATTGTTCCAGAGGCGGGTAAAGAGCCTGCGTTCTTGTCGCGTTGCCCTGGCTTGAAGCGCAAATCATCAATTGGCAATGGTCCAATTCGTGGCTTGTGGAAAGTCAACGACATCATGTATGCGGTATCTGGTGATACGTTTTACAAAGTTGAAACGTATGGTCGGACTCGTTTAAAAGGTACAGCTATTGGCACAGTTACAGGCACTGGTCCTGTTTCTATGTCTGACAACGGCACTCAGATTTTTATTGCTTGCAACCCAGACGGGTTTATCTACAACACAAGCACAGAAGTCTTTGCTGAGATCACCGACCCTGACTTTGCTGGCGCTGTAACTGTCGGATACATTGATGGTTACTTTGTGTTCAACGAACCCAACAGTTCTCGTTTTTGGGTAACTCAGTTGCTTGACGGTACTTCGGTAGACCCGTTAGATTTTGCAAGCGCAGAAGGCGACCCTGATAATTTAGTTTCTTTGATCGTAGACCATCGAGAAATCTGGTTGTTTGGCACTAACTCAACTGAAGTTTGGTATGACGCAGGAACCGCAGATTTTCCTTTGCAAAGAATCCAAGGTGCGTTTAACGAAATTGGTTGTGCCGCGCCTTACTCTGTGGCAAAGGTAGATAACTCTGTTTTCTGGCTAGGTTCTGATGCCCGTGGTCGCGGTATTGTTTACCGTAACAATGGCTACAAAGGTCAGCGCGTATCAACCCATGCTGTTGAGTGGCAAATCCAACAATACTCTGATATTTCTGATGCGTTGGCGTATACCTACCAACAAGATGGACACGCTTTCTATGTGTTGATCTTCCCTACGGCTAACACGACATGGGTTTATGACGCATCTACACAAGCATGGCATGAACGTGCGGGTTGGGACAATGGAGATTTCACCCGCCACCGATCTAATTGCCAAGTGGTTTACAACAATGAAATCATTGTGGGTGACTACGAAAACGGCAATTTGTATGCGTTTGACCTAGAAGATTACACAGACAACGGAGACATCCAAAAGTGGCTTCGTTCTTGGAGAGCGTTGCCAACAGGGACTAACGACCTAAAACGCACATCTCAGCACACATTGCAGATTGACTGCGAAGCTGGTGTTGGAACGGATACTGGACAAGGTAGCAACCCACAGATGATGTTGCGCTGGTCTGATGACGGTGGTCATACTTGGTCTAACGAACATTGGATGTCAATGGGCAGAATTGGCGAGTATTACAACCGCGCATTTGCTAGACGCATGGGCATGACGCTAAAGTTGCGTGACCGTGTATATGAATTGTCAGGCACAGACCCTGTGAAAATTACAATCATGGGCGCACAACTTAACGTAACGCCTACCAATGCTTGACGCAGCCAACACCAGAATTCCATCTTCACGGGTTCCCGTGGTGGATTCCCTTGGTCAGCTTATGGAGCGTTCTTGGTATCGGTTTTTCACAAACTTGTACAACTATTTCATAAGCCTGCCATTTGGGTCTTTTTACGACACAACCAACCAGACTGCGGCGGCAAACACACCTACGGCAATCACGTTTAACACAACTGGTGTAACTCGAAACACCACAATAGGAACGCCTACATCTAGGATTGTGTTCAATGCTGAAGGTTTGACAACGGTAACTGCTAGCCTGCAATTCACAAATGCTACAGCGACTGAAGATGCTGTTTATGTTTGGTTGCGTAAGAATGGCGTTGATACTACCGCCACAGCCAGCACAATTACTGTTCCCAAAAAAGTAGGTGCAGTTGACGGGGCGGCTATTTTAACGGTCAACTTCTTTGAGGAATATGCCGCTGGTGACTATCTTCAGTTGTACTGGCTAACCGTTAGTGGTTCGGCTCAACTTACAACCATTGCCGCTACTACATCTCCTGCCAAGCCAGCATCTCCAAGTGTAGTGCTAACTGTGAGCCAGATCATATGAAATGGTTAATTAGCCATGAAATTAACCGATGATGTCTGGAACGTGATAAAAACCTACCTGCATGACAGGATGGGGTTTAACGCAACGCAAGAAACGCGCAAATGGATGGAAGAGAACTTAGACATTACGCCTTTTGATGGCGGTGCTTTTGTGGCAAGTGGTAATGAGTTTGATTTGTTTGTTGTTCCTGAGAAGCGGTGTAAATGGAGCGTTAGGGGGGATGGAATAAATTTTCTTAACAAAATGTCAAAGCTACACGATACAATGGTTGTAAGAATTTATGAAGACAATAAGCCGTCACTGCGATTAGCAAAGGGTTTCGGTTTTAAAGAAGTCAGTCGTAATCACGGCGTAATTCGATTGGAGAATTCATCATGGGCAAGGTAGTAGAAAAAGTTGGTGATATTGGGCAAGGCGCAATCAACGCTGTTGGCGACCTTGGCGCTGGCATTGACCGCACTGTCCGTGATGTAGTACCAGGTGGTTGGACAACCGCAGCTTTGTTAGCTGGTGGGTATTATTACGCACCTGAAATTCGTGCGTATGTAAATCCATCAGGCGCTACAGTTCCTGCGTCTCAAGTTGTTGGAGGTGCTAATGCTGCTAGTGGTGCTGGTGCTACTGGTGCTGCTGGCGCTACTGGTGCTAGTATGTCCAACTACCTTATTCCTGCAACTATGGCTGGTAGCTCGCTGTTGGGAGCTACCGCAGCCACTAGCGCAGCAAGAACGCAAGCTGATGCCGCAAATCGTGCCGCACAACTTCAGCAAAATCAATTTGAACGACAAATTGAATTGCAAGCGCCTTATCGCCAAGCGGGAGAACGCGCTCTTGGTAAACTTGAATTGGCTTCTGAGTACACCCCGTTTGGGATGCAACAGTTTCAACAAGACCCAGGTTATGCTTTTCGTTTAAAAGAAGGCCAAAAGGCACTTGAACAGTCTGCGGCGGCGCGTGGAGGCTTGATTTCTGGTAATGCTTTAAGAGCCGCTACCCGTTACGGTCAAGAAATGGGTTCGCAAGAATACACCAATGCTTTTAACCGTTACCAAGCCGAGCGCAACGCACGCCTCAATCCTTTGCAATCATTGGCTGGTGTTGGTCAAAGTTCAGTTAATCAAATTGGCGCGGCTGGTCAAAATTATGCCAACAATGCTGGTCAAGCTATTGGCGCGGCTGGTCAAGCAGCGGCTTCTGGATACATGGGGGTGGCAAATGCTGCCAACCAAGGGGTCAGCCAATATTTAAACTACACCCAAAACCAAGCAACCAATAATTTGCTGCAACAAGCGTTGCGTAATCAAGGTAACAGGTCTAACCCAGTTTATGATTATTAAGGAATAAATATGGCACTCGTTGACCCAAACATTGCAATGGGGTTCAGACCAATACAGTTTGAACAGCGCAATCCATTGCAGGAATACGCACAAATCCAACAACTCCAAACTTCTCAATTGCAAAACCAGTTGGCTCGTCAGCAAATGGAGCAAGAGCAAGGCGTAATTGACTATTTGAATAGGGCAGACTTGTCAACGCCATCTGGTGTTTTAGGTTTAAGCAAATTTGGCAAAACTGGTTTAGGTTACCAAAAGTTACTTACTGAACAACAAACAAATGAGTTGAAGCGTCAAGAACTGAAAGGCAAAGTGCGTGATCAACAAATGACTGCGCTTGGTACTGGTTTGACTTCGGTGTTAAACGACCCTTCTGACTCTAGCTTAACGGCGGCTTTTGATCGTTTAGACGCAACGGGCGTTGATACTACACGCTTTCGCCAAAGCCTCTTGTCTGAGCCTGATCTTGCAAAACGTAAAGCAGTTATCACGCAGTATGTGACTTCAAATCCAGAAGGTCGCCAAGCCTTAACCTTTGTACAGCCAAAGCCTGAAAAATTTGATTTAAATGGAAAGATTGTTGTTATAGACACAAACCCCAACAGTCCAACATATAAACAACAAGTTCAAGAATTCAAAAAGACTGCAACCATTGCTGATCAACTAGCGCGTGAGAAATTTACTTGGGAAAAAGCCAACCCTGGCTTTGAACTTCGAGAAACTGAAGACGGAAATGTTGTTGGTGTAAACAAGCGCACATTGGAAGCCTTCCCTGTAATGATGGGTGGTGCTGCTCCTGCGGCTACTTCAATGGGTGGAAGCCCAAGAATTCCTGCTAACAATCTAGCCCCAACGCCAGCAAATGTTAATAGATTAACACCAGCAAACTCGCAAGTAATCCCAGGCATGAATAGCGTGTTAGATCAACGTGCGCCTACTGCTCCTATGGCGGCTACAACACCACAAATGCCACAAGCTGGTATGCCATTAAAAGGTGCGCGCAAAGAAGCGCCAGTTAAATTTAATGACACGGATATGCAATTGGCTGGATTGGCTGGTTCGCTTAAAGAGTTTAAAGACGAAGTTGGCAAGAATTTATTTACAAGTGCAAAGTTTTTACCAACTGGCGCAGATACAGCTAGGATGCAAGCTAAGTACACATCTTTGTTGATGGGTGTGAAAGACTTGTACACGCTTGGTGCGTTGGCTGGTCCTGACATGGCAATTATTGAATCTCAACTTACAAACCCTGCTTCTTGGTCTGGAAAGTTCACAACCAAAAAAGGTTTTGAAGAGCAAATTCAAGTCATTGAAGATATGCTAAAGCGTAGCGCAACAAACGTAGAAAACACCTATGGTCGCGTACCTAGAGCAACTAGAGAAGCTCTAAAAGGATTGCCAAGCGGTGGTTCTGGCGGTTTTGCTGGTGCAACAGCAGACAACCCACTTGGCTTGCCAGGAAGGTAATTATGGCTACGCTTGTTGAGTTTCGCTCTAAATATCCTCAATATAACGATATGCCAGACTTGGCATTGGCTAACTCTTTGCATGAAAAGTTTTATGCAGATATGCCAAAGGCTGACTTTTTTAAATCTGTTGCTTTAAGTCCTGCCGCGCTGATTCCTGACAACGAAAAGATGATCACTTTGCCAAAAAGCATGACTCCTGTGGCAAAGACAGAACCATCAATGCAAGATCGTGTTATGGGTGTGATTGAAACTCCATTGGCGCTTGGCGCTACTTTGGGCGGCGGTTTAATTTCCCCTATTGTTGGTGTTGTTGGTTCTTTAGCTAGTGGAAAATATGGAACGCAAGAGGGCGTTCGTGCTGGTCAAGAAGCCATGAAGTCGGTGCAATATCAACCGCGCACACAAACAGCTAGAGAGGCTTTAGGTGCTGTTGGTGAGTTTTTGCAGCCATTGTCAGCATTGCCACCAACCCTTGGCGCAACTGGTACAAGCCTCAACGCTTTGGCTGTCCCTGCTATGCAACAAACAAGCGCAATGGCTCGTCAAGCATCTGTGCCAGCCGCTAATGCTTTGGCTAATGTGGTTCGCCGTGAGCAAGCCCCTGCAATGCAAGGAATGGGTGCTGCCAAAACCGCTGAAGATTTAATGCGTGAGCAAAGATTAGAACAGTTTGGTATTCGTGCAACTGCTGGTGAGCGTTCTAAAAACTTGGCTCAACAACAATTTGAATCTGAGGTTCAAAGAGGCGCATTGACTGGCATTTCCGAAGATACTAAAACCAAATTAACTGAAAAAATGCGTGGGTTTAAGGTTAGTCAAAAAGAGGACATTCTTAATCAATTTGAGCGCATGACTGAAGAAGTTGGCGGCAAAGTTGATCGCACAACGCCTCGCGCAGTTGGTAATATTGTTGACAAAACAATAAGCGATCTATACACCAAAAAGTTTAATGCTTACAAAGAAAAATACAAACTAGCCGATGAGTCTGGCGAAACTTTAGAGCAAGTTCCTTACCAAGCGTTGCTTGATTACATTGGAACAAAAAGCACTACACGCCGTGAAAAGCTAGACCCAATTTTGAATGATGTGGCTGAATTGTTAGCCATGAATGACCCGCAAAAAACGGGAACTATCTCAATTCGTAATTTGGAAGACATTTTTCAAGTAGTTGGAACTGCCAAAGATTCTCCAAGTGCTAAAACACTAAAAGACTTAATTACGCAAATTGGCGACAGTGCAGGCGGCAAGTTGTATCAAGAGGCTCGTCAAGCTAGAAAGCAATTGGCTAAAGAATTTGAAGATGTGTCTCGCGTTGACAAGTTGTTAGGTACTAAGGCTGGTTACAAAGACCGCCGAGTTGCTCTTGATGACGTTTACAACCATATTGTCGTTGATGGCTCATTGGAAGAAATGAGAACCGTCACACAGTTGCTTAAAAAAGGCGGTCCAGAAGGGCAACAAGCATACAAAGAGTTGCAAGGCTATACCATACAACGCATGAAAGATTTGTTGCTTAAAAAAGGTGACGAAACTGATGCTATTTTGCTAAACAATTTTAATAATTTTGTTACTCAACTTGATCGAGAGGACAAATTAGCTTATATGTTTGGCAAAACTGGCAGAGATAAACTTCTTGATTTGCGACAAACCATTAAAGATGTAATGGTCAAAGAGCCAGGTGCGGTGAACTATCCAAACACTGGCGGTGTTGTTTTGCGTGGCTTGGAAACATTGTTGAAATTGCCAGTAAAAGTGCCTGGCACAAAAACAGCAGCGGAGTGGGCGCGTGAAAGACAATACACTAAACAACTTGAAGAAGCATTAAAGCAACCAAACAAACTAGCTCCTACGCAAAATTCTAAAAATGCGCTACGAATAGAATTAACTGGCATGGCTAACAAGGATTAAAAAATGGCATCACTATCACCCCCACCAAAGCTACAGTTCTTCGGGACTGATGGTTTGCCACTTGTTGGCGGTAAGCTGTACACCTATGCGGCTGGCACAACTACGCCATTGGCTACTTATGTAGACCACACTGGCACAACCACCAACACCAACCCTGTTATCTTGGATTCCAACGGACAGGCTAACGTGTGGTTGCCTGAGACAACTAGCTTTAAGTACATCCTTAAAACAGCGGCTGAGACAACGCTGTACACGGTTGACTATGTGTCAATCCCGCTGACAACCAACTCGTTTGCTTCGCCTCCTGCCATTGGTACAGGCACACCAAACTCTGCGACCTTTACAACCCTGAACGTCACTGGCGCTGCAATCTTTGAAAGCACCGCTGACTTCACAGAAGATGTGACGTTTGATGCAGGCGTTGACTTTACAGGCACAGGCGCTATCAAGCTCAACGTAGGTACGACTGCTCAACGGCCTGCTTCTCCTGTAGATGGCGACATCCGTTACAACACAACCACATTGAAATACGAAGGCTATAGCAACGGCGCTTGGGGTCAATTGGGTGGCGGTGCAACGGGTGGTGGAACAGATCAGGTGTTTAACTTGAACAGCAAGACCGTCAACACAAGCTACACGTTTCCAACTAACTTTAACGCTAACTCTGTTGGCCCGATCACCATTGTTGGTGGCGCTACAGTCACTCTTCCTAGCGGTAGCCGTTGGGTTATTCTTTAAGGAAAACTTATGTCTCTTGTTTTAACAGGCTCAACTAGCGGAAGCTGTACGCTACAAGAACAAGCCGTAGCTGGAACGACTACGCTTACGCTGCCGACTTTTAGCGGCACAGTAGGTCTTTTAGTTAGCGGTACGGCTGTTGCGTCTACTTCAGGCACAAGCATTGACTTTACTAACATTCCTGATGGTGTGCGGCGCATCACCGTAATGTTTAACGGCGTGTCTACTAACGGAACTAGCCCCCAACAAGTTCAAATTGGTTCTGGTTCTGTTGATACAACAGGTTACACAGGAGGCCAAGCAGCTGTATTAAATTCAAACGTTACAGGTACTAGTTCAATTACAACTGGATTTGCTTGGAATACAGCGGGTTCCGCATCAACTTCAGTATATGGAACAATTGTTTTAACTCTTGTTTCTGGAAACATTTGGGTTGCAAATGGAAACGGATGGGATGTTCAAGGCTCTAGAGGTATGATTTTGGCTGGGGGCAAAACTCTTTCTGGTTCCCTTGACCGCGTGCGTGTCACCACCGTAGGCGGCACAGACACGTTTGATGCTGGTTCTATTAACATTCTTTACGAGTAAACATCATGCCTACAAAAATCATTGTTGATCTTGCAACTGGTCAAGTTACAGAAGTTGAACTTGAAGGTGCTGAGTTGGAGGCGTACAACGCTTCGTTGGCGGCTGAAGTGCCAGCAGAGACACCACCTGCTGAAGAGGCTGAATAATGTCTGTCTTAATTAACGCCACAACATCGTCTGGCTTAACCCAGACTGCTGACAATAGCGGAACGCTAGAACTACAAAGCGGCGGCACAACGCAGTTGACTGTTAGTTCTACTGGCGCTTACGGTCAGCTTAAATCTGGTACTGCTGTAGCTTCTACGTCAGGTACGTCTATTGACTTTACAGGTTTGCCTAGTTGGGCAAAACGCATCACTGTAATGTTTAACGGAACTAGCTTAAACGCTTCTGGTTCAATTATTGTTCAAGTTGGCGCTGGTTCTTTTACAACATCTGGGTATGCTGGAGCGTACGGGTTTTTCCAAAATGCTGGCGCTAGTTCTGCAACAACAACAACACAAGGCTTTGGTGCTTTTTATACTCAAGGTGCTGGCGATAGTCAAGTTGGCACAATGGTTATTGTGACTCCAAGCGTTAACAGTTGGGTCTCTTCTTTAAGTGGTGCAAACACTGGGTCGGGTGTTCTTTATGGCGGTAACGGAACGGTGACGCTTGGCGGTACTTTAGATCGAGTACGCATTACAACCTCTGCTGGCACTGCTACCTTTGACGCTGGTTCAATCAACATTCTCTACGAAGGCTAATCATGGCAGTAACAATTGATGGCTCCGCTGGAGTTACAACCAACGTAGGTGCTGTGTATAACGGCATCCAATCGGCTACAGCACAAGCATCCACATCTGGCACTAGCATTGACTTTACGTCTATCCCTTCTTGGGTAAAGCGTATTACTGTGATGTTAAATGGTGTAAGTACAAGCGGAACATCACCATTGCGTTTTCAAATAGGCGACAGCGGCGGGGTTGAAACTACTGGGTACGCAAGTAACGCATTGACAAGTAGCACATCTGGGGCGGTTAATACCACAAACAGCACCGCTGGCTTTGATGGTGGTTCTGTTGGGTCTTCGTCTAATTTGTATAGCGGCGCAATTGTTTTAACAACGCTGTCTTCCAATATTTGGGTTTGTCAAGGGAGTATTTCTAACACAGGTGATTCAAGATTTATGAGCATTAGTGGAGCAAAAACACTGTCAGACACACTTACTCAAGTTCGCATCACAACCGTAAACGGCACAGACACCTTTGATGCTGGCTCAATCAATATCTTGTATGAGTAACCAATGGCGACCATTGACTCCACCGAAGCCCGTCTGAGTACGCACGAAGAAGTGTGCGCGTTCAGGTACGAAAAAATCAATGATTCGTTGGCGCATGGCGAAAAGCGCATGACCAAGATTGAATATCTGCTGTACGCGGTCATTGCGGCTGTGCTGCTTGGCCCAGGCGTAGCGGCTGAGTTTGTCAAAAAGTTGTTAGGCATCTAAATGTGGACCCATTCAGCCTATTGTTGGCTGCACAAGCGGCTGTCAGCTTTGTCAAGCAGGGCTGCGCTTATCTACAAGAAGGTCGTGCGCTTATTGATGAATTTAAAGGCGATGCTGAAGGCATTGTTGCAGAAGTCAAAGCAACGATTGAAACCGTTACAGGGCTGTGGGCTTGGGTTAAAAATTTATTGGGTTTTACAGGAAACAAAGAAAAAACTGTTTCTTATCCTGAACAAAATAAAAGCTCGCAAATAGCGCACAAAGCTCCTAAAGCATCATTAAAAAGACAAGAAGAGCCAGAGGTTCTGCAACTTAAAACAATTGCTGGCATTAGCGACAAATTGGGCGAATTCTTTGAAATACAAAAAAAGCTAAAAGATTACTACCGAAACCTAGAAGATGAATCTATAAACGACTACAACCCTAACCAGAACGCTGCAACCAAAGCAAAGGACAGGGTTTTTGTTGAGCTTCAGTTGGAACAAATGACGGTAGACATTCGGGAAACGATGGTTTACGCGCCAAAAGAGTTAAAGGATTTTTATTCTAGATTCTTGGCAATGTATGGAAAGATAGAAGAAGAACAAGAATTTGCAAGGTTGCAACAGATCAGAAGGGCTAGGTACAAGAAATGGCAACGAGAGCGCCTACACAACAAATTAGTCGATCTGTGGGTGGCTCTAGCAGGGGCGACATTCGTTTTGACGATACTAGCGGTAATTCTTTGGAATTTGCGGATTCAGGACATAGCAAGATCGCAGTTTTGGCTGGTGTCTTAGCAATGGTTGCTTTGTGTCTTTGTATTGGTTTGACGGTTGTGGCTTACATTGAAACAATGTGGATGAAAGCTGAGATTAAACAAGAAGCGCGTGAATTACGGAAATTGAAACAGGAAATTAAGGATTCAAAATGAATGAACTACTTGCTGGACTTCTTAAAAACGTAGCTCCTACCCTTGCTACTGCCGTTGCTGGCCCTCTTGGTGGCGCTGCCATTAATGCTATTGCTAACAAATTAGGCGTTGGCGAGACGGCGGAAGAAATTACAAAAGCGTTAACTGTTGACCCTGCTGCCGCACAAAAGCTGGCAGAGCTAGAACTTGAATATGCCAAGCTAGATATGGCAAACACCGCAGATGCAAGAAACATGAACGCCAAAATTCAAGAATCTGCAAATGCCTCATGGGTGGCTAAAAACGCGGCTTATGTGCTTGATTTTGCAATTGTGAGTGCAACTATCATCATGACTTGGATTGTGTTTTTTAAGGGCGTTCCTGTTGAAAACAAAGAGATTGCTTACATGGCAATTGGTTCGCTAATTACCATGTGCGGTACTGTTCTTAACTTCCATCGTGGTTCGTCTGCTGGTAGCAAATCAAAAACTGAAGAAATGATGAGGACAATCAAATGAACTTAACGCCACACTTTACTCTTGAAGAACTTACGCACACCGACCACCGTGAGTTTGACAACACGCCCAATGATGCTGAACTAGCTAACCTAGTGCGTCTAGCTGACTTCTTAGAACAGGTTAAAGCTGTTTTAGGTGGCAAGCCAATCATGATTAATTCTGCTTTTAGGTCTAAGCAAGTCAACGATGCTGTTGGCTCTAAAGACACAAGCCAGCACCGCATTGGTTGTGCTGCTGACATTCGTGTGCCAGGCATGACGCCAGATCAAGTGGTCAAGGCTGTCATTGCCGCTAACATTGGTTACGACCAAGTAATTCGTGAGTTTGACCGCTGGACACATATCTCTGTGCCAAACACCCCTGATTCTGCGCCGCGCCGCCAAGCACTTATCATTGATAAGCAAGGAACACGGGCTTATTCATAAATAGTTCATACTGCTAACGTCTAATGCGCTTATGAAAATTAAGCGCGTAGACATTCGCCATTCTCAAATACAGAATGAATTGTCGGTACTTCAAAAGAAGTGCCTACCTTACGATACGCCTTATGACACTAACTTTGGTCATTGGTGGATAACGTATGACGCATTTAATTTGCCGTGTGCTTTTGCAGGTCTTGTTTCTAGTGTGCGCTGGTTTGATACTGGCTATCTGTGTCGCGCAGGTGTGTTACCTAGTCATCGTGGACAAGGAATACAGAAAAGGCTTATTCGCGCAAGAGTTCGGCAAGCCCGCGCATTAGGTTGGAAATGGTTAATTACCGATACGCATAAAAACCCTGCATCTTCAAATAGTTTGATCGCTTGCGGTTTTAAATTATTTGAGCCTTCAAAGCCTTGGGGGGACAAAGAAACCCTGTATTGGCGATTAAATTTAAAGGATTGATATGCCCAAAGCGTTATGTAGTGAACAAGAGTTTATTGAGTTGTGGCAAACCTATGCTTCATCTACAAAACTTGCTGAAATTCTTAAAACTTCACCTAGAAAAATCAATGCTCGGCGTAGGCGTATTGAACAAAAATTAACAATAAATCTTGATGCAAGTGAAGAAAAACAAAAGTTTAACAATTACAACGTAAATCAGTCTAATCGTAATCCTGCTAGAGCGCACTTGGGGATAGAAAATGGAACTGTCATTGTTTTCAGTGATTCACATTTTTGGCCAGGTATTCACACTACTGCTTATCGTGGTTTGTTATGGGCTATTGAGGAATTGCAACCGAAGGCAGTTATTGCTAACGGGGATGTTTTTGACGGTGCTTCCATTAGTCGTCACCCTCGTATTGGGTGGGACTCAACTCCTTCTGTCATTCAAGAACTAAAAGCCTGTGAACTTGCTTTAGGTGAAATTGAAGAAACCGCAAAGAAAGCGCGTCATAACGTACAGTTGGTTTGGACACTTGGAAACCATGACGCACGATTTGAGAACCGTCTTGCAGCCAATGCGCCTCAGTATGAGCAAGTCAAAGGTTTTTCATTAAAAGACCATTTCCCTGCGTGGAAGCCTTGTTGGTCGGCTTGGATAACAAACGATGTGGTCGTTAAACACCGCTGGAAGGGTGGAATTCACGCGACACATAACAACACAGTTGGGTCGGGTAAAACAATGGTTACAGGCCATCTACACAGCTTAAAAGTAACTCCTTACGCTGACTACAACGGCAATCGTTTTGGAGTTGATACGGGTACATTAGCAGAAACAGATGGGCCACAATTCATGGACTACTTAGAAGATGCTCCTGTGAACTGGCGTTCAGGTTTCGCTGTTTTGTCATTTAAGAATGGGAAACTGCTTTGGCCTGAGTTAGTTCACAAGTGGGCTGACGGGCAAATCGAGTTTCGTGGGCAAATCATTGATGTTTAAAGGATTTACTATGTATAAAGTAGAGATCGACATTTCGGCTTGGGGCGGTGATGAAAAGGTTGTTATTGAGACTAACGACTTTGACAAAGTTCAGATCATTCAAGAATTCATTGAGTTGCAAATAAACAGCGGATGGGCTGCTGACTATGCAATCCTTGAAGATGACCAAGAAGACGAAGAAGACGAAGAAAACGAAATTGGCTTTGTAGAAGAAGAAGACGAGCCAGTGACCGTCTCCACCTACGTTGTCACTAAAATTGAAGATTAATCATTTTTAAACCTTCCCGATTTGTCACGGTTACTGTGCTTCGGGGAGGTTTTTATTTGTTCATGTACATCTAGAAAGTAATCTAGGTTTGTACTTTCGTGTTTAATCTTTAACCTTGGCAATATTCTTCTTACCAGTTTTTCTTCTGGTTTAGGCCAAGGCGCACCTGGCACTAAAACTGTTTTTACCATGTTGTCACCAATGTAACTATAAGAACTAGACCCGCCAAGATGTGCATATCTGTTATCTCAAACATCTGTTTCTCCAATCATTCTTTTTGTAGTAAACAAGTCTTTATGCTGTGGGTGCTTGGCTTTCCACAATCTAGCATAAAACGCAATGTAATCGTTGCTGATCTTAAAGTCATCACCCGTGGTAACAATGTTTGTTTCCCACCTAATCCTGTTGATGATTAGCCAATGGCTGATGCGTGTTCGGCCTTTGTTGACAGCTTCGTAAGCAAAACGCTCAAACAACTGCCAGACATGGGGGTTTGCTTTGTGCCATTCCCACCAAGCCTCTTTTTTCTCTTGAAATGTTTTCATATTGGTACATAAAAGGTGGGGCTACTTGCCATTGGCAACTGCAAATTGCTGACTTTCACCCCGTTGTTTAGAAATCTATATCGTCAAACTCTTGTTTCTTAGGCTTATGATCGCCTTCTTTGGGGGTGAACAAGTATGCCCAACCTTCCCAACCACCCTCAACCAAAGGCACTTGGTCAAGTTTAAGCATCGGACCTTTCTTAGTCTCAATGACGCTACCAATACGTTGGTAACGCACTTTCTCTTGTCCGTCTTTCTGATACGTTCCTGCGCGAACAGTCACTTCATAGATTGTTGCCATGTTTTTCTTTCAATTCGTTAAGTTTCGTAATTTTGCCATCCAGTTCTGTGAGGAACTTTTTGACTTCTTCTTCAAGCATTTGAATGTAAGCATCGTCACGGGGAACGCGCTTTACAAACAACTGAAGTCCATCTGACATTCGTGGGTCAAAACTCACAAAGTCACACCAGCTACGCTCTGTGCAAGCCATCTGCCATTGCATCTGGGTGATGTATTTACCTGGCACAGTTTGACTCAACAAGGTGTCAATATGCGTGGCTGTGTTAGGACACTTAATCTCTAGCATCCCATCGTCACCCACCAAGCCATCAGGAGAAGCACCAGACGCTTCAATTGTTGGATGGGTAATCATGGCAACTTCATCCACTAAAACGTCAGCATGGGCTTCATACGCTGCCCTAGCTAAAGGTTCTGTCTCAGTACCCCATTGCATAGCTGCATT